GTTAAATACTCCGTAAGAAGTACCACCAGCACCGTAAGAATTCATTGAAGCTAACATATCGTCCATAGCTAAGCTAGTAGATCTGTTAACAAACATCATGTATTCTTCAATAGCACCTTGCTTATCAAACTCAGCTAATATTGCATCGAACTCAGCTAAATCAGTAGCAGCGTTAACACCAGTTACACCAGTAGTTACGTTACCTCTGTCTTCGATAGCATCGAATAAACCTTGAGTACCAACGTTATCACCAGTAGCTCTTAAGTGATCGTCAACAGCGTTAGCACCAGATCCTTTAACAGATTCTAACATAGACATTTCAATGTAATCATTAAAACGAGCTCTAGTATCAGACTCAGCTTTTAAGTACCATAGGTAACCTCCTTGACCACCTTCAGTTGAAATTTCTACCCAACCAATTCTAGAAGCATCAGAACCTGAAACTTCGTAGTAATCTTTCATTATAATTGGCTTGTTAGTAAACGTTTGGAAAGAAGGCTCGTTTGCAGTATGCGTTTCCGCAACTCTTGATCCAGCAGCAGTAGTGTAGTAACCAGTAGCTTTACCATATTCAGAACCATAAACTAATAAAGTTGTTGCTTTAGAAGTTGTTAACTGATCTATTTGAGTAGCGTCATAAGCTTTTACTGTAACTGAAGAAGTTGATGGAGCAGCAGTAACCATTGCTTTGAAAACACCATTAGAATTTGCTACTAAAACAGTATCATTAATTCTAACACCATGAGTTGTTGTTACTGTGTTTTCATCAATATCAGTTTCAAACGTAAAAGTGTCATTTCCAGACATATTACCTTTGTAAGATAAATGTAATCTTGATTGTTCAGACCAAACCACTTGATCAGCGGTCATAGCCTCTTCAGCCCCAACTTGTGAAAGAAATCCTGAAATAGTTCTCGGTCCGAAAACTTCAGCTTCTTTTTCCATTAAGTCTGGTACATATTGTTGTCCCCAACCTGCATTAGTTGCAGATGAAAGATCTAAGTAATTTGTAGCTAGTGTTTGCTTCTTTGAAGCAGGTACACTATTCAAATTATCACCTCCTGTAATTGCCATAATTTTGTAATTTTAAATTTGTAATTTATTTATTGTTTTTAATTTTAAACTTAAAAGTTGGAGAAGTATCATCGTTAAGCACTCGTACTTTAGGACCACTAGTGTTATCATTTGAAAATGCTTGCCTTGGATCCATACTTACGTTTTTCGCCTTAGCAACACTATCTTTCATAGCATCAGCTTTTCCTTGCTCATAAAAATGCTTAGCAATAGCGTCGGGGTTCATTGCTGTATACAGAGATTTGTGATAACCTTTAGCATCTGACATTTCATTATTTTCGTTCAAAAACTTTTTGACAAAATTATTAATATCACCTTGGGTTTCTTTAACCTCTCCAGCGTTCTTCACATTAAACCGATATTTTTTATCTCCGACGTTATATTCAAAACCTTTGAAATTATCGTTAAAAACTTGTTGTGTTTTTAATTTAAAAGTATTAGTTTGTTTGTCCGCTATTTTTTTATTCTCTTCGCTTTCTTTGTTGTATCTATTAAAGAAGTTTATAGCTTTTTGTTGTTCTTGAGTCAACTTTGACCCAGCTTTAATTTCTTCATAGTATTTGGACTTTTGCCCGTCCAAGTGGCTTTTAGCGTTGGCAACTTGCTCTTTTAACGCTATTTTCTTTTTCTTAACCTCTCTTTCTTCATCAACCTCTTCATCGTATGAAAACGAGTCTTCCATTAAAAAACTAATTTCATCATCTGTTAAGTGAGATTTTGTTTGTTTGTAGTATTCTCTTAGTACACTCATGTCGTCATAACTAGAATAATCTTGATTAAGACGAACATAGTCTTCTAAACCACCACCAGTTTCTTCCATAAAATCTACAAGCTTCTGTATGTTTTCTGGTAACTTTTGTCCAGTCTCTGCAGATTCTAACATAGCCTCTTGAGCTTGTTCAGCTAAATCTTCTACTTTCTCTTTAACTTCTTCAGTAACTTCTTCTAATACTGGGGTTTCTTGTGCTTCAGCTTCCGGTTGTACTTCTTCTTGTTTTTCTGTGGCGTCGGCATCTTCAACGAGCTCAACCACTCTGTCGTCGTCAGCGTTATCTTCTTTAACTTCTTCTGTGGTTTCATCTTTTTTTGGTTTGTCTAAATTAACAACGTAATCGCCGTCTTCATTAATGTTTGGTTTTTTAGTTTCTTCAACTGTTTGTTCAGTTGCTTGTGTAGTTTCTTCAACTACGTTTTCTACGTTTTCTTCCATAATATAATATAATAATAATTAATAATTTTATCTAGGATCAAATTCACTTAAACTAAATCCGCCTCCTATAGTATCATTACCTGCGGATTCAAAGTTTTTAGGTGCTTTTGCACTTTTTCTTTGATCAATCAGCTCACTTTGTTGTGTAGCTTGTATTCTAGTTCTTTCGTCTTTACGATCTTCTTTTTCTTTTTCTTTAGATTTTTGTCCTGAAATATCAGCATTTTTAAGCTGCATGTTCATTTCAAACTCTATCATCATAAGTTGTTTTTTAAATTCAACTTCCTGTGCTTGCTTCTGTAAATCAAGTTGAGCTTTCATTTGCTCTAGCTGAGCTTCAGCTTGTGCTTTAGCCATTTGTTTTTGCACTTCCATTTCTGCCGCCGCTTGTTGAGTTTGCATATTAGCTTGAGCTTGTGCTTGAATGTTTTGTTGTGCTATAAGCTGATCTCTTTCTTGCTTTTTAATTCTTCTTAATTTTAATATTTGATTTGCTAGCTTAATGCTTTTTATTTCTCTAATGTCAATAGCGTCTTCAAGATCTATACTTTGTTGTTGTAACGCCATTTGTATATTATTTTCAAGCATTGCTTTTTCTTCTTCATCAGGCATTAACTCTATAAATAAGCCAAAGTCATATAAATGTAATTCAGACATTTCTTTTAGTGTAGCAACGTTATGACCTCCTATTTGTTGTATAAAAGCATTTGCAGTTGGTGAGTATTCTAATATATCAGATATTCTAAGCGACAAACACTCTGCAACTTCTTTTGTTAAAAATAAACCAGCTTGTAGTATGTGTCTTGTAGCAGTATTACTATTAGCTGCAGCTAATTTCTGTACACCAACTAAAGCATTTTTATCAGGTGTACTACCGTCTCTAGCTTCGTTAAGCCCGGTTACATCTCTAATCATTTGTAAGTAATAATTATAATTACCAATTAGAGCTTGCATTTTATTACCACCACTACCGCTTGTTATTTCTTGTATTGGTACTTTACCAGGGTTCATATCACCTTCAGAAGTAAATGATCTGCCTATAACAGAACCTGTTTGGAAGAACATGTTTAAAGCTTCTTGTGGATTATAGTTTGTTCCATTACCTAAATCTATTTCAGCTAATCCATCGGCATCTAAGTAAACACCATCTGGAACCATACGTGATAACACTTGCTGTAGCTTTAAATGTGTAAGCTGTATCATATCAGCAAAACCAGTAATACGCTGCACTAAAGATTCTATTTTACCTTTGTACATACGTGGAGCTACGATACTATAATTCATTTTAACTTTAGTAAAGTCACTTTTTGGCCTCATCATGTTTTTAGCCATTTCCCATTTTAACAACTTGTCAGTTCCAAGAATTAAAGCGCCATCGTATAAACACTCTATTGATCTTTGTAGTTTGCCAAAGTTTTCAGAATTTTCAGGTGGATTAAAAGTATCATCTTTAGCTAGTATTTTTTCAGCCCCACTACTTGTTTCTTTTACTTTGTAAACTTCGTTCATGTATGTTTTATAATTAAAATATAAAACTTGAACCTTGTTATTGTCAGACTCGCTATGGTTGTAACCTTGATTATAATTTGATTTATTATAATTTTTGTTTTTAACAATATCCTCTAGGTTTTCTTGAGTTAAATGTGGAAATTGTTTAACTAGCTCGTTAATAGGTATATTTTTAACTTCACCAACGTAGTATATGTCATCAAAATAAGGTGACTCGCTATATGAATAAACTAAATCAGCTGGATCAACATAATCTATAGTAACACCTTCAGAAGTATTAAAGCTTGTTTTTGTAGCGCCTATACCTAAAACTGTTAAGTCGTAATAAAATCTTTTTTTAATTAGCTCGTAGTTATTTCCTTCAAATAAAACGTTTATAGCTTGTTCTTCTGCTATTTCTACAGCTTGCTTATAACTAAGCTGCATGTGTAAATCTAACTCTTCTTTTGTATCTGGCAAAGTTTCTGGATCGTTCTCGTAAAGATCAATTCCAAAAGCATTAGCAACATAATCATTTAACTCTTGCGTCTGCATATCTTTCATTATAGATTCCATATAAGCAGTTCTTTTACTAACGCCATACTCATCTTGTGAAAACGCTTTAATATCATATACTCTTTCTGAAATACCATTAACTACTATATCTACAAACTTAGGTATTATAGGTACTGGTTTCCAGTCTAAATTAAGATAGGACAAATCACCGTTTATAGATAACTCGTCCTTGTATTTTTGTATTGATTGCTCACCTCTAGCGTATAATCTAAGGTTGTGAAAGTTGTTGTGATTTGTTTTATACCTATTGCTACCTCTTTCAGTGTGAAACCACTCAGCTTCAATAGCTTTAGCAACTTTTAAACCGTAATCATAGCTCATTTTTTCCAGGTCACTTACAACTTGAGAAGGAAAATAACTTTTTACAATCATATTTATTTTTTAATTAATTTTGATGTACTACCTTTGTTTTCATATTTAGCAATACTTATATTTAGTTTCGGTTTTTCTATTGTAGCGTTTGGTCTATACAAATGTCTATTGTTAGCCATTATTGCTAGACCAGAGCTTATAGAAGCATCGTGTTTTGTTCTTTTGTTTATATCAAATCTAGCCCAGTCGTTTAATAACTCGTTAAAATAACAACTACCAAACTGACCTTCAGGGTTCATACCTACGTGGCTCTGTATATACATTTCAATCGCTGCCGCGTGAGCTTGCTTTATATCTTCACTTGAATTTGGTATACCACCTATTTCTTTTTCTGCTGTAGACAATTTGTTCCAAACTTTATCAGGTCTGTTCATACTAAAACCTCTATAACCACGTCTTCGTAAATAGTACAATAGACGAGGTTTGTTGTTCTCTGCAAGTATAGGCATCCCGTAAAATACTAAAGCCATTAAAACGTCTTCAAAAAACATCTCTGCAGTTTGTGGTCTTGCTAAATACTCTAAGAAAAATGTATTAGCTGGTGCGTCTTCCATACTGAACTTTGTTAAGCCGTGTAAAGCACCTTTTGAACCTTTGCCATCTACTGTTCCTGATATATCGTAACTATCACAACCAAAAGCACCCATATGCTCGTTACCAGGATATTTTATACCGTTTTTAATTACAACTCTGTTTTGTAAGTTTGCCGGTGGTGTCCAGCTTAATTTAAATCTACCTTTTGGATCTGGATAAAATATAACGCTTGTGTCTTTTACCCCATTAACCCACTGAAAACTACCAGTACTTAAACTAGGCCTAGTCTCCTCGTTATAATCTATTTGCTCGTATATTTTTACTAAATTAAATATACTGTTATTAGCCTCATCTCTAAACGCGTGCTCAGTAGTTCTTGGAAATTGTCTGTAAAATTCATTTAAAGCATCTTGATCTGATTTTAAACCATCAGCTTCGTTCTGCCAATTATCTATTACACCTACGTCTATTAGCTCTCCATGGGGATCAAAGACGTCATGATCCGGAGTATTGAAGACTGGGCTTCCGTGCTCATCAATAAATCCTTCGTAGTTCCACTCCATTGGGATAAAAAGAGAATATAAACCAGACGCTGTCTGTCCATTTCTGTTTCGC